GTGAGGTTTTTGATATCCACATCAGGATGACTTCTTTTGGCTATACCAAAATTAGTTTCTCCACCTGGATCTTTTGGGTCGTTTACATATCCACCCTCGTGATGTAATACGACTTCAATTATTTCATCGAAATTTACTAACATTATTTTCTCCTATGTTATCCACAATGATAAGTACAACCAATAAATGCAGTTTTATACTCAACACCATCGTGTGTTACAGAACCAGTAATATACTGACTTCCACTTTCAAAATTACAATCGTTTGTTATTTTTGCAACCGTATAATTATGTAACAAATCATCGTCTTGTTTACATCCATATCCAGGTATTTTTGAAGTTGTTATATAATCACCATTTTCAAAACTACCACTTGCATCACATATCCAAATACCACCCTCACCAACGGCATTTACAACCAACATATCACTTCCACTTTCTCTTTCCGCATAATCTGAAATCACACCATATGCTTTTTTATCCTTATGTGTAGTGGATAGATCTACTTTTGTCCATGCCTGACTAATCATAATTGCATCTTTATTTTCTATGTTGTTTTTATACATATAACCATCAGATGCCACCACAATCTTTCCTCTATAATCACTATCAGTTATATCACCTTTTCTATCAATTGATGCAGTATAATGATTTATATCATTATCGTTGGGTAATGAGTGGTGAGCACCTGTGAATGTCATAGTCTCACCTAACCATCCACCCTCATAAATACGAAGT